CAGACTGCCCACGCAGCTCAACAGCCGCATCGACGAACTGCTCCCCCACAACTGGCAATCCCCGCGCTGAGGTTCAACTCGCAGCGGCAATCCACGGCCGGCGGGGTGGGAGAACGGGACGCTTACGTTCGAACTGCAGGATGTTGCGAAGGACCGTTGCCTAGTGATTGCTGTTCTGCATACGCCATCAGCGTCTTGCGCTCTTCCATGTCTCTTGCCAGCAAGTTGATTGCGCGATCCAGTTCGGGACCGTCAGGCAAGTTCTCACGGACGTATCTGACTTGGTCGTCGTACTCACGGGAAACAGCAAGACGATGTTCTTTCATCGCTTCCTGCCAGTCGCTGCGCTTGAACACCTCTGCCGGTGCAATCTCCTTGCTTCCTGCCTGCACGTAGCCCTTCATCAAAGCATCCGTATCGTTGATCAGGAACCTCGCAGCCACGTTGTCAGGGATCATGTCCAGGACGAGTTCACCGTCTACCTTGATGCCCAAGCCACCGCCTGTCTTGACGATCTGTAGCTCTTCGTCGCGCAGAATCGCCTTCATGATGTCGCTAGTCGCCGTCCATGAGCTACGCGATTCGCTTGTGATGTAGGGCGAGATTTCTTGAATGAATGCATCCTGATCGTTGCGGATCACATTCTTGTTCCAGCGTCGTGGCCAGTAGCTCAGTGCTGTTTCACGGGAGGCCGTCAACATACCTTCGTCATAGATGCCGTAAGCAGCACCACGGCGGACGATTGGCTCCATCACTTCTTTTCGAAGGCGGCCGGCAGCACGCCCAAGCGAACTGATGACCGAGTGATCGCCATTGCGACCAGTCAAAGAGATCAGTTCATTGATCTTGTTTTTGAGCGTCGATGTAACTCGCGTGCCAGCAGCGTTCGCCGAATCCTTGATTGAGCGTGCTGCTTGCAGCGCTTCAGACGCAACGAGCTGGCCCGGTTCAGGCGTCATGCCGCTACGTGTTTGAATCTCTAGTGCAAGCTCATTGACATCAACCTTCTTGATCTGTTCACGAGCAAGCGGGTACGTCTCTTCGTGGATACGGTTGATGCGCGTCGTGTATTCCTGCACGATCTGCGTGCGCGTTGAGTACACGGACATGTTCTGGCCTGTGCCGTCCACCGCTTGTTGTGTCATGCGGAACATCGGCATCAGCTTGGAGCTATAGCCCTTCACTTCCTCACCACCCTGCATGATGACGCGTTGATTGAACGAAGAGAGCCCCTTCGTTGTTCGATCTGTCGCCCACTTCTCCGCGTTATCGAACCATGTGGAGAGCACTGCTTTCGAGCCGTCTGTACGGCCAAGCTTCATCGCCCCACTGTCCGCAAATGGCGTGTCGCTGGCGTTGCTGATCGCCGTACCGCGAACCTGCATAGCGCCACCGTCGTGATACGTTGCGTCGTCAGCCGCAGCAAGAAGCGGCGTGTCTGCCTGCTTGCCTTGCTTGAAGGACTGAGCAAGCTTCGGATCGATGCCGTTCAGAAGGTCATCAACGATCATCGGCGCAGGGATGTCAGCCTTGGGTGCAAGTGGCTTGACGCTGTTGACGAACGAACGACCTACATCTGCCTCTACCGATGAACCAGCAGCAGCGCGACGAGCGACCAAGCCACGAACACCAGCACCGGCAGCTTCAGCACCAACACCGCCAAGCAGAACGGAGCCGAGCGTGTATGCCACGGACTCATCCATCGTGCGGGTCTCTTGAATGTTGTGCAGCACGACTTCACGCGTCAGAGCTTCCGCCGCCACGTAGCCGATACGGCCAGCACGAGCAGCCATCCCTGTACCGGCGAGACCGGGCACTGCGACCATGCCTGCGATCAGAGCGACGTTCTCAGGCTGGGTGATGCCAGCGGCCATCCCCTGCCAGAATCCAGCACGGGAAAGCGTCTCGCGGTCTTCCTCTTCCGCGTTCTTCTGCTGCTCTGTCGTCATGCCGTTGTAGCCGATCAACGAGCCGGTGATCGTGTTCTTGCGAGCTTCCGCCTTCCAAACCTGACCGAACGTTGGAGGGATCGTCTTTAGGTACTCCGGATCGGACGCACGCTCAGAGAAAGGCTTAGCGTTGTTGAACGATGCCGTGTCTGTACCTTGATCTAGGTCTGCTTCTGTTACTAGTTTGATTCCCATCACTTTGCTCCCTTCGCGATTGGTCTACCTAGCACGCCGGCTGGTAGTGTTCTGACGTCTCGTGGCTTTCCCTCATCTGACTGAACAACGATCGTTGTCTTATCACCATTAATCGTGTGGTAAACGTATAGACCGCTACTGTTCAAGTATTTAACGTGATACGCAGGTAGCCCGTCATTTGTCATCTTGTATGGTTCAAGAACCATCTTCGTGGACTGATCGAGCTTGTGCTGTTCCTTGAAGTCAGCTAGGTTCATGTTTAGCTGCTCATCAGAGACGCCGAAGCTGCGAGGTTGCGCCTTGCGCAAGATCGCATCGCCGGTTGTTGTCGATGTAGCCCAACCACCACGGCCGAACGTGTCTAGATTTGCTCTTTCAGTAGCTATTTCTGCCGGCAAGTAAGAACGATAGTTCTTGTATGAGTTGCGCCAGTCAGCTATCGCCTGCGGTGGATACGGAACGGACACTTCTGGGTTCAGTTTGTCCTTAGCTTCAAGTCCGTCCGGTGTTCGGCTGAATCCAGAGATACCCATTTTTTGGTTGGGAACTCCCTTCTTCATCAGCTTGACGACATCCTCTTCGTCTTTTACTTCGGTGCTAGCCATCGTCATCCGATCAGCTCGTTCCTCCTTAGTCTGCTTGCCAAGGTTCTTCCAGTTCTCAGTTGTCTGTTCAATGGAAGCAGAACCACGGATCGCTCCGGTGTAGTAGAACTCCGCTTGTGCACTGAACTGCGGACGGACTTGTCCGTTTGTTGCCTCAATAATCGACTTCATCTCACCAAGAGCCTGCTTGATGACATTCGGGTCTTTGCTGTTCAGGCCTCCTTCGATGCGCTGACGGATCGTGTCAGGCACGTAGTTCTTCCTGGCGATCCATTCCTTGGCGTTCGCTGTCTGCTGAGCCGGTGTGAGCTTCGACCACGTTGCCGCTTCCTGATCGAATGCCTTGTCATGTAGCTTTCGGTCTTCGCTGTTCTCGATAGCCGCACCACGAGCCTGTGCGTTGATCTGAGCAAGCATCTGGCCTTGCATCGCCTTCACTTGAGCACGGGCAGCACGAGCCTCAGCACGGTCAGCGATACGATCCTTCGCACCGATGATCTGGCCTTGAACGGATGTGATTGCATCAAGTGACGGACCTTCAAAGCCATTCGTCTCTTTGTTCGTCTTCGCTAAGCCATCAAGTTCGGCTTGAAGCTTCGACAATCCACGAACGTCATCGTTCGCCATAGCCGTACGGACGCGCGTTGTGTAGTCGTTCTGGAAGATGTCTGTCGTGCGAGCCTGCGCCTCACGAAGCTTTGCCTTCTCCATCTGATCTTCACGGTACACGTCACCAACAGCAGATTCGCGTTGCTTCATCAGGAACGAGGGATCAACGCCACGATACGGTGACGCTTGCAGCAACGCTGGGTTGTTCGCTTCCTTTGCCGCCTGTTCAATAGCAGCGTGCTTGTCGATCGCCACGATGACATCCTTCGCCTTCATCTTGGAGTGGATGTCGATCACGCCCTCTTGCAGCGTGTTGGCTTCGATCTGTGCGCGCTGATGTGGGTCCCAAGCTACGACAGCGTTTGGCTTGCGCGCGACCGATGCGGCTTGTTGGTATAGCTCCATCGCGCCAGCGACATCGCCTGTCGATAGCTTTGCCTGTCCAGCCTTGACGTACTGCTCACGTTCGCCCATCAGACCGTCACGGTTCAGTTCAGCTTGGCGAGGTAGAACCTTCTGCTTTTGGAACTGAGCCAATGCGCTCTCATCGAACGTCTTGCTCTCAGAGTCGGCCTCATCCACAGCCCATGAGAACTTGTACTTCTCAGCAAGCTTGCCGTTGATCGTTGCGAGCTTGCTCTTGTAGTTCGTGTTGAGCTCGTCCACAGAGTACTTGCGACCCTGCGCCATTTCCTCGGCGTCAAGCTCCCCCTGTGCTTCGATGGATAGACGCGTGCGTTCGGCGTTGCGTTCGTCCATCTGCTGGCGGTCGGTGATCATGCCGCTCTTGCGGATCGTCTCCCCTACCTGTGCGATCTGGTCACCCAGCTTGTCGAACGCCTGTCCTGCTACCGTTGCGCCTTGGATCGATTGCGTTGGAACGAGCTTTGCCGTTTGCGGTGCTGGCATCGCTGACGTGCCAACCCTGCCGAATGTTTGTTTTGGATCTAGTGCCATTTATTCTCTTCCGTACTTGAATGTGTCGCCGACGTTCCAGCCGCCAGAGACGGCCGACTTCGAGCCACCCATTCCGACTGCCTTCTGTACTGCCGCGTTGCTTGCGAAACTGGAGAAGCCGCTGATCAACGTACCGACTGCCTTGCCGCGTAGTTCTGCTTGCGCGTTGTAGCCTTGCTGCATGATTGCGCCCGCTTGCGATACGCCCGTCTTGATGAGGTTGTCAGCGCCGATGACGCTGGCTGCGTGCTTGTTGGCTCCGTCGAATAGGTATGCCAATGCGTCTGCTTGCGCCAGGTTCTCAGTCTCTTGCGATAGCGTCTCTGCTGTGCCTGTATCGACTACGAAGCCGGACGCTGCTGCCAATGCCTTTTGTGAGCCTCGGAACTCGCGAGCCTGCGCAAGAACCTTTTCGGCTTCGAATGCAGCTACACGTTGAGCTTCTTCACCTTGGAAGCGCAGGGAGCCGGCTTCGATACCAGCGTTGATAGCTGCCGTCTGAGCACCAGCCTGTCCTGCTTGTGCTGCTGCCTTGCCTGCCTTGCTTTGTTGGTTCGCGCTGTATGCGGCACCTGCTGCTGCCACGCCTGCGATAACGATTGATGAGATTGCCGCCATGTTCTTCCCTTACAGAATCTTGTAGTACTGACCGCCAACGCGAGTCATACCCATGTGCTGGTAGAGCTGTTCAACTCGATCCGAAGCAACACCGGTTGTGTTTGTTAGTTGTGCCTCGATGGCACCTTTGTCTTTTGCTTGCTTGAACGCCTCAGTGATCAGCTTGATAGCTGTGCCACCGCCGCGATGTCCTGGCAAGATGAATAGGCCGTTGTCGTACATCGACTTCGATTCGCTGGAGAACCACATCAACGCGATGCCTCCGATGAAGCCACCGACGATGTTTTCGCCCTCTTCCGCCACGAGAACAATTCCGTCATCGCTGTCGATCAATGCTTGAAGCTGAGCGAAGACGCGGCCACCATCCAAAGTGAACTGGCGGTAGTGCTCGCTTTCCTCGAACATCACTGCTGCGAGGCGGACGATTGGGAGGATGTCGGCATGGGTTGCGTCGCGTACGTTCATGTCAGCGCCTTCACAAAGACACTGCCGACCCGTTGCAGGCCAAGGTATTCGTACAAGCGGTCACCACGATCAGGGTTCAATCCTGTTGCGTGACCTAGCTGGATGACGGTTGCGCCGAGGTGCTTTGCGTTCTCGAATACTTCATTGAGCAATTCGACTGCCAAGCGACCGCGACGGTAGTCCGGTAGGAGGAACAGCGCATAGTCGTACAAGCCGAGCGTGCGCTTTGACTGCCACAGAGGCGCAACCCCACCGATGAACCCGCCTACGATCTTTCCGTCTGCCCTGTCACGAACAATCATGACGATGCCAAGTGGATCGTCTAGTTGTAGGTGGATCAGTTCAGCGACGGTCTCTTGGTCGTAGTCGATGCCTCGGAAAGCTGGGCTCTCCTTGTGCATCACCGAACCAAGCGCGATCAGCCCAGCTACATCGCTTGTGCTCGCCTGCTCGATCTGTACTGTTTGTGTCTCTGTCATCCCTGCTCCCAAGTCGCTTGAGCCCTTATTTATGGGCTGCGGCGATGAGTTCAGGTCGTCACTGTCAGTTCGCTGATGACGCCAAGCAAAGTGAATGGCATCGGCAGCTTCTGTTCGATCAGAAGGTAGTTCGGGGAAGACCAGCCAGTGAGCGAGCGAGAGAGGTTCCCAGTGAACGGAACCGGCGCATGATTGAGCTTCTGCTTGAACGTGCTCATCGGCTCTGGATCGCCATCGATCTCTACACCGATCGTTTCGTTTAGTTCAAGCGTGACCTTGTAGATCGACAGTTGCTTGCCCTGTGTTGTGTTGCCGTTGATGTCGAGCGTTGGGTGAAGCAGTTCAATCGTCGTGGTGTATGGCAAGCCGACAGCAATCTCGAAGCAGGCGTTGTCGAGCGTGATCGAGCCACCGACAACCGTCTTCGGTGTTTGGTAGGAGCCATCGCCGACGATGTGCACGAGCTTGCCTTCAAGATGACCGAAGCCCGTCCACGTCTTCTTCGCTGTCACGCTGCTGCCGAAGATCGTTGAATCGCTGAACGATTCGTACAGGTAGTCGATGCTCTCGACGTACTTCTTGTAGATGCCATTCACAAGGCGCTCTACTACGAGGTATGTGCGGTCAGATTGGTTCTCAGGAATCGTTGCCACTGCCTTGAACCAGCCATCATCGTTTCCCGTCTCATGTTTCGCCCACGCGATGACTTCTTGTTCATCGAGGTAGGTCAACGAAGCCATCTTTCCATCGTGACGGATGCACCAGACCGTAAAGCCCGGGTCTTGCTGGAAGGACATGTCGATCACGCCTCCATCCCCAAGGATGTGCTCTGAGTACAGCGTCACGTCTCTAGCCAAGTTCTGACCTGACTCGATGGCGAACTCAACACCGCGCAGACGACGACCGTTACGCTGAGCAAACAAGACGACCTTGCCGACACCGACAGGTGATACAAGGTTGCAGCCGTGACGCGTTTGAGGTGTGACGATGGCTGTCGCTGGTGAGAGCACGCCGTTCGTCGCTTCTAAGATGAACTCATTGGCGTAGCTCATGATCAGCATGTTCTTGCTGGACGAAACCAAGTGCAAGATCATGTCATTGGAGCTATTCGCAAGCGTCAGTTCTAGGCCGTCATCGCTGCCAGTACCGCGTGAGAAGTTCGTGAAGTCGGCCGTCTTTGAACCCCATAGCGTCTGTGGTTCGTTCGGTGTGCCAGCCAGGAACATGCGCTGTTGGTAGAACGAGATTGCAGCTGGGTAGTTGCCTGTGTAGAACGTGGCCATCATGACGCCTGAGACGGAGCCTGTGACCTGCCATTCCTGCACCAGAGAATCGGCGTACGTGCACGTTACCGTCCATGTTTCCGCTGGACTGCCTGCCTTGCTCGATACAACCATGAAGCCATAGCCAGCTCCCGTAAACGTTGGTGTAGCAGGAACGCCGCCGCCACCGGGACTGTTGATCGTGAACGTCGAACCTGCTGTGTACGTGACGCTGTTCGTGATGATCTTGAAGCGGATGTTCTTGTTCTCATACCAGTTGCTCGATAGCGCCTTGTAGACGAATGGGATGTTGGCGAAGGACCAGTTCGTATCTGACGTACGGATGAGGCGCTTCGGAGCGTGATTCGGATGCGTGAAGTACACCGTGTTCTGAAACTGGGCGATGCGGATTTCGTTCAGTTCATCGCTGAGGAACGGGTGAGCAATTTCGTATGGAACGCCCGGTGACGACTCGATGTAGTCACCGTTCTTGATGAAGCGGATGTAGCTGTTGTTGAATTCGCAGATGTAGCTCTGCGTGCGGCTGTACACGAACGGGATCAGCTTGACGGCGAACGAACTGTTGCGGACTTCGTGATGGAAGAACGTGCCCGGGCGGCGGTTGACACCACCTTGGTAGAACGGCAGCGCGTTCGTGAGCGTCTTTGCGCTCTGTGTGTACGTCTTGAGGTCGGTACGAGCTAGCAAGCGTGGTGCGATCTCTCCACCAATGAACGCTGTCTGGTGAGCGGTGAGCTTTACTGTTGCCATGCTTAGCCTCTCACTGCGATCAGGGAAGGCATGCCAGAGCCGAGGCGCGTTGCACCGTCTTCGCTCGTGTCGATCAGCTTTGCTTGCTTGAGCGCCTTGTCATAGAGCGACTCAGCAAGTGAGGCCTGACCGGTGTCCTTGGTGATCGGGAACGACAGGTCCTTGCGCATCGCTGCCTGCATGACGTTGATGAACGCCTGCGACCATGCGGAGACATCGTTGATGTCCGAGACGTACTTGATGAAGCACGTACGGGCGTTGGTCAGGATCTTGTTGCCCTCGACCTTGAAGTCGTTTCCGCCATCGACCTGGAGCAAGCGCAGGTTGTCAGCTGGAAGGCTGTACGAGTACTGGAAGCCATACACCGGAATCGAGACGTCACGTGGAAGCTCGATGCGACGCACCGCGAAGTTCCATGCATGCCACTGCAACGCCGTGCGGCGAGCAGAGTCATAAAACATGTTGCACAGAATTGCGTTGGTAGATTCGTCATCCAAGCTGTGGATGAGCTTTTCGCCCAATTGCGAAAGTGCGACATTGCAAATTGAGACGGCTGAAATTGATGCCATGAGTGAATACCTCTTATTGTTCGGAGGTATTTATTCGCGGCCGGGCATAAACGAATAGGCAAAGAAAAAGGAGCCCACGGGCTCCTTTTGTTTAAGCGTTATTGCTTATACTTCTGTGGTAACGAACTTAACGATACCAGCGCCTTCTAGTGCAGCAGAGCCGACAGAAGTCATTGTGTTGACCAACCAAGCCACCTTCTCTGCAATCCAGTCAACGTCTGTGTGTGGATCAAGACCCAATACAGCGCAAACAGCGGACTTGTTGAAGTAGAAGTTTGTACGTGCTGTCGTTGCCAATGGCAAACGGTTTGAAAGAATAACGTTCGCACCGAATAGCGTACCGAGCTTGCCGGTTTCAACTGGCTTCAAGGATTGGTAGTCGCCGCTTGTTAGCTTTACATCACTCAACATTGCTGTGTACGTGCGTGGTGCGATAACCAATGTGCGGTCGCCGTCATTAGCTTCCTTTGTCATCAAAGCTTCGATAGCTTCCATGTGCTTTGCGTATGTCCAGACACCGCCAGCAGTAACTGTCGTTGTGCCAGATGCAGCAGCAAGAGCAGCGATGATCGTGTCATCGATCTTGCGGTTGATAGCACCAGCAGTTTCCTTGACGTACATCTCGCGGAACGAAACGTTTGTCTTCAACTGATCTAGCTTGTCGAAGTACAACGGCGCGTAGAAGTCGGACAAAGTGATGTCGACGAACGTGTGTGCGATTTCGAGTGGAGTTACGTCAGCATTGCGAGCCTTTGTGTTCGCTTCAACTTGACCAACGACTTGCCAACGGTAGCTGGAACCTTCAATACCGCGCAGTGTTGAAACAGAATTCAGCAATAGTGATTCTGTTTGAGCAAATTTGTGATGGACTTCTTGTCCGAACTTTTTGACGAATGGAACGTCTTGTGTGTTTGCCATGGGATCTCCCTGTTATTTTTAGAATTGGCAGCAATAATTAATGGTGCTTGTCTCGCTCTGTGCGAGGGCGTTAACTACCAACATTCCCAGGGCAAACGCTTGTCTGTTTCTGTCTTCGTTGATCCTATTTATGGTGGCTATTCAAATAGCTGCAAATCCACGGCAATAAAAAAGGCACCCGAAGGTGCCTTTGCTGATTTAGATGTGAATTTGTTTATTGATTTTTGCGGTAGTACTCATCTACCTTCGCATTCAATTCCTTGCTGCGCTCGTTGTTCTTGTAATAGTCAGGATCGCCCATCATTGCTTTGATGTCGTCCTCAGTGATCTTTGATGGACCGCTTGACTTCACTGGTGGCGCTGTGTCTTCACGCATTTCGCTACCAATGCGCGACAGGATTTGCAGTGCCAATGGGTTCGCCAAGATGTCCTCACGGCTCACATTGGAGGGAACGTAGACGCTTGCTGCTTGGTTCGCATACTTGACGTTCGATTCGAAGTCATCACCCCAAGCCGCCGATAGAACTTCGGTCGTCTTCTCTGCACTCGGAAGGAAACGCTGAACGTCATCCTCGTACTTGCTCAACATCCACTGGTACTGCTCCGTTGAGAGCCCAGCTTTCAGTGCTTCTTCCTTGAACGCCTTGTGCTGTTCCTCGTCGAACTGCACCTTCGTCGCCTCATGCACGTACTCATCAACGGATTCCGGAGCGAAGCTGCCCTGCTTGCCGATCTTCTTTTCGAGTGCCAGGTATGACTTGCTCATCGCTACGTCATCAGGCGTACCGTCAGCCTTCAAGAACTTCGCAGGGATGTGGCTGTAGTCCGGCTTTGCCGCTACTTCTGTCTTCACTTCCGGTGTCGTTGCGACATCAGGCGTAGTAGCCGCGGTTGTCGTCGTTGGTTCTGCTGTCGTGGTAGCTGGTGTGCCCTCTACCGGTGCTGTTTGCTGTTCTTCTGCCATTCAATCTCTCCCTTATTTTTGTTTTTGGATCGCTGTGCCGAGACTTGTTGGCACCATGCGACCTAGTTTGTTCTGCTTCACCCACTCAGCAAGCTCGCGCTCATACTGTTCGTGCCAGCGTTGCTTGATTTCTTCTGGTGAGTCGTTGTTGATACCGTCTTCGAACTTCCAGTTTGAGAAGTCGAGCTTTGCTTCTGCTGCCTGTTCTGCTTCGGCCTGTTCAGCCAGAGTTGGTTTCTTCTTGTATGCCATGTTTAGTCTCCGTGTTTGAGTTGGCCGAGCTGGCCCAAGATAAAGCGGATCACTTCACGTTGGCCGAGTTGGTAGATTGAATGGCTGGCATCGCCTTCTTTGTAGACCTTGCCAGTCCAGTATTTGTTCTTGAGCTGGTCGAGGATCGCTGCGCCGGCGGTGTTGTGGACGAACACTGCTTCGTATGCCTCTTTGGTGATCGCTGGGTTGCTCATGTTGTTGTTCTCCTAAAAAGTAAAAGGACGCACAGGGCGTCCTTCTATTTATGGTGGGTCGCTCAAACGTTACTCAAGCTCATCAACCGGTGCGTCTGCTTGCTGTTGTGCCATCTGTGCTTCCTGCTCCGCTTGCATTGCTGCTTGCTGTTCACGAGCACGCTTCTCACGGATCGCCGCCACTGCCTCTGAGTCACGGATGAGACCAACAGGCATACCCTCCAGAGACGCGCGGTAACGCATCGCTGCATCAGGGTCGTAGTTGTCAAGGATCGATGGGCCGATGCCTTCAACTTGAGACTTCTGCATCAGGTTCGCTTCGAAGCGGTCCAGCGTCATCACCTCATCCATGCGTGCTGCTTGAGCAAGTGGTGACTTGAACACCGGCATGAACGCTGGCATGTCTTCTGGCGCTTCACCCAACGCACCAGCACGAGCCGCAAGGCCGTAGCAGCGCTCAATCAATGGGTTCAGGAACTCTGCGCGTAGACGGCCATGAGCTGGGCTCAAGTTCGAACGTGCGATCTGGTTGCGCGTCTTGATTTCCTCAGCCGTCATCTGACGTGTTTGCTGCGGGGGCGCAATGCCGTCAGCCATCATGATCTGTTTGATCTTCGATTCCAGCTTCATCATGATGTCGTTCGTGACACCGATGTTGCCGCCAGACGCTAGAGCCTTGATGTTGTTGACATCACCTACCCAGTTGACGACCCCGGGTTCGAACTTGAACTTCTCCGTGTCGAACGTGTTGTCGTCCACACCGATGTACGTTCCAGCGATTGCCATGGAGGCATTCGACAAGAACATTTCCATCATCTTGTTCAACGTCTTGATGTCTGGCAGTGCTTCGTTCAATGGGCCGACGCCGTACTCTGTTCCTGGCAGCACGTTCCAGCGAGGGATCACCACTGGGAACTCGTGATAGCCGCTCTCCTGCGTGATCGTTCCGCACTTCTCTGCGATGTAGACCGATTCGAATGGAAGCTGCTTTGCCGTCTTTCCGTTTGCTCGCTTGCCTGCACGAACACGAGGCTGGATCACATGGATGAACGCATACGTCTTGATCGCCGTTGGATCAGCCGCAAGAACTTCCTTCATGTCATCAGGCAACGCATCAGGGCCGAACTTCGATGCAGCCTGAGCGACTGTCATCATCACACGGCGGTAGACGGTATCAATCTTCTGAGCCTTGGTGCCATCTGCGATGTACAGGCTTGAAAGAGGCCAGCGCTCGAAGTTCAGTTTGCCGTTTTCAAGCAGCTCGATGTACAAGCCAGCCTGACCAACGATGGCGATGTCGAGGAAGAAATCGAGAGCCTGAGCGCTGTAGTTCGAGTCCTGAATCATTGCGAGCAAGGTCTTAGCGCCTTGCTGCAAAAACTCTTTGACTGGGCCTGAGAGCTTGTGATCCGCAGTTCCCGGGATCGCCAAGTCAAACCAGTTCGCCGTGTCAGGCGTCAGACCACCGATCAGCAACGAAGCAAGCGCACGGCAAGCCTCTGTTGCAGTTGAGTCGTACAGGATCGCTTGATCGTTCTTCGCACGGCTCGCGTTCGATGTGGCGTCATTGATCTCGCCGAACCCTGCACCACGCAATGGGTACGAGTGCTCGAAGCATTCACGCCACGTGTCTTCCAATGGAGCACGTTGCGTTTGTAGCTGCTTGAACGTCTTTAAGTATTCTTGTCCCTTGTCTGTCATTCCCTGCCTCTTTTTGTTTTTATTGGGGAGTTGCGCTTACTTCTTTCCAAGAATCGTTTCTAGGAATGACTGCTTCTTTTTCTTTTCTTCGGTCTCTGCATCAGCGTTGAAGAGCTGTGCCTTGTCGTCAGCTGAGAGAACCTTCTTGTCCTCAGTTGCAACCAAGTCGTCCTTGCCTTGCGCGACACGTTCAACGTCTTCAAGAGCTGACTTGCCGGAAATCTCACGCTGCTCACCTAGCTCGCGTTGCTTCTTCTCTTCCGCAGCCTGACGAGCAAGCTCACGGCTCTTGGCCTCAGATTCGTACTGAGCCTTCTGGTCTGCCGCTGCCTTCTCCTGCGCGGCTACCTCTGCTGCGAACTGAGCGCGTTGCTGCTCTTCCGCTTGGCGCATCGCTTGGCGCTGTTGTTCGTACTCGGCGTTCAGGCGAGCGGTTTCCTTCGTCTGTATGAAGTCCGTTTCCTTCTGCTTCAGTGCTTGCTCGACCTGGGTGCCGTATGCGCCGTTCAGGTTGTCGTTGCCGTTGAAGTCTTTGAACACCGCTGCTGGATCGACTGCATAGAACTCACCCGTGACATCCGACTGCCAGCCGTTGAACTCTTGGTACTCGTACTCCTGTTCGCCGGTCTGGTAGCTGTCCATCCCGCCTGAATACACAGGACGGGTTGATTTCTTGGTGGTGAACTTGCGCGTTATTGCCATAGCGCCTCCACCGATGACGCTTGAGCTTTGGACGCCTTCTTACGCTTTGCGCCTGTCGTTTCGTTTGCTGGATCGAATTCGTCGTCGTTATCCGAGTACCACATCTCAGCCAAGCTCGTTTGTTTACGAGCCATGTATTCCGCAAGTTGCTTAGAGTTCAATTCGCTTTGATTGCGTGCTGACTCTTGCTCCAACTTCACCTTCAATTCTTCTTGACTCTTTTCATCAAGCAATTTGTCGGCTTCTTTCTTCTCCGCATCCGCTCGCTGCTTTTCGTACTCATTCTTTTGCAATTCGGTCTGAGTCTTCAATTCATTCATACGAGCTGCTTGAGATTCTTTCTCAGCCGCCATTTGCTGATCTACACGACCACGCTCGATGTCTTGCTGTGCCTTAATGCGGTCACGTTCAGCTTGCGCTCTTGCCTCAGCTTGCATTTGGAGCATCATTTGCTCTTGCATGCTTGGCCCTTTGGATTTACTTCCCATGTTCGTCTCCCATGTTTACGGACGAACTATTTATGGGCTGCGCGATTTCACTGATGTCGTTGCCGGTTAGCTCCACACACTTCCACCCCGCCATTCGAGCGGCATCAAGGTCTCCAGCCAACGCTCTCGCGACTAAGCGAGCGTGACGAGCCTTTGCTCGACGCTTACGGCCTTCAATTCCCTTTGGTGTCTTTGGTTGATTGCGCTTACGGCGCTCTTTGATCTTTTCAGGATCTTGATTTGTTGTTTCTGGCATTTGCTGCACTCCTAGTTGCAGTCTTATTTATTGCCAGGGTGCTTATGGTCGGTCGCGTTTGGCCGATTTTGTAGCCGTATTTTTTCCGTCTATTACAAACTTTGCCGGGCAGGAATTTCCGGGTATGCCGTTTTTTCACGCCCCAGCAGACCCCCAGCGAGAAAAAGTCTCACCAAAGGTCGCCACTGCCTCGCTGCAGAGTGACATCGCTGCTTCCTCATTTCTAGAAGCACGGCAAGAACGCAGTAGGAACGCCTAGAAGCGATTCATTTGGATGAGCTGGTGGGATGGCACAGGCAGAGTGCGATCGTTCCTTCTAGGAAAAACGATAAGCAACTCAGTCTGCATGAGTTGCCTACCCGCATGAACAGTGGGTTTGCAGCGATGTACCAACAAAAAGTAATGCGAGTCAGTCGTCAAAACGCTGTCCTTTTAATTGCCTTTTCGCTGGGGAAACGAGGAATTACGCTGGGGAGCAGGATTAAAGCAACGATTTCGTTTGAAAAATGGTCACCCAATGAGAGGCGAGCCAGACCTCCCATACGCAATTGACACGGTGAAGTTGGCCTCTCTCACAGCTAACCAGTCACAAAGGCAAACTGAACTGACTGTCTTCTTGAGTAGAAAAGGTATGAAGTTTTCCGTCAGCTTCTAGGTACTTGATCGCATTAAGAAGACTACTGATGTCGTCTTTGAAATGACCTAATCCCAGATTGCAGTGATGACATAGCAGACCACGAACCAATCCTGTCTTGTGATTGTGATCAATGTGAGTTTGCTTATCTTTCTTTAGCTCTCCCTCACAAATAGTACATCTACCTTGTTGTTGCTGATGCATTAGTTCGTAATGTTCAGCAGGCAAGTTGTAGAGGTATTTTCTTTGTGTCTCCTTTGCCTTCTCTTCTCTATTAAGGCGACCCTTTGTATGGATCTTCTTGAATCGATCCTTATTAGCAAGTCGCCATTCCTTATGGAGTTGATTGCACTTCTCCTTATTAGCCTCTCTGTACTTCTTGTTGTAAGCGGCTCGTTGTTCTTTCGTTTCGGATGAGGGATTTCCATCAGGCATTTGCTTCTCCTTTGTCGTCTAGCCTTATTTATCGGAGGGGAGATGGCGAGTACTTGAGCAGATTGCAAGCTCATTCAAACGACTGTTGCCCACTTTGTTTTTCTGTTGATGGTCACCTCATCGACAAACAAACCAAGGAACTGAAATGAACCAAACGATTAAAGAACTGATTCAACTGGTCAAGGGACTGAATCAAGAAGAGGCTTTTAAGGCAGTGGATTCGTACTTTGCAAACATCATGTTCTCTTTGGAAGCAGATGAATGGA